ATATCCTTCTCTACGACAATCCATCGAAGCAATTTGTATTTGCTCTGTTCTGTATATATACAGCGACGAATAACACTTTCCCTTTCTTCATAGGAAGGGTCGAACTTAAACTGAACCGTCTTAAAGTAAACAGTTTCTTTTCGTTTAGACATATATTTCAGTTTTTAATTCTTCGATACAACCATCAATCATTTTGATTGCTTCTTTTTCCGTTTGACCTTCCCACCAGACATCATCTATGCAGATAAGGTCTGGCAAATCATTTAGTCCTAATCCAAGATCCTTGTGACAACGGAGGTTAAGAGCTCGTCGAAACTCAGATCTTGTGATACAAGGTTCCTTAAAAAGGCTCATCGGTGTTGAGCACTTAATATGAGGGAAACAAAGAAAGTAACTATAGCAATAAACCAAATAGAATAAACCAACGTAAAAGTCAGGTCTTTAATTTGACGCAATTCGTCAAGAATGAGTTGATGAGGAGTGGGTTCGGTTGTTTTTGGGCGTTTGGTGTTTGTCTTCATATAGTATATAATCAAGCCTTCGGTCGGACAGCACAACTCTTATATTAGGATATTTTGATTTGTTTTCTACGTTTGTCAAGATCTCTCTTGAAATTGTCGCCATAACATTTAGAACATACGGGCTTGTCCGTTGTTCCGTATTGCTGCTGACTCCAAACTTTTTTGTTGCAGTGAATGCAATTCATCGTGCAATCACGATCTCAAACTATCCAGGACACGTCAACTATTAATAAGCTAAATAACTTTCAGCATCAAATTCAGCAAGGAGTTCAATTTCTTCAGAAACTCCCTCGTTGTTAATGAGGGTTAAGAACTGTCCATTTACTTCTACGTTTTCATTGTCTCCTTCTTCAAAGAGGACTTCAAAATCTAAACCTTTATCGTGCCAAAACAAACGAAAAAATACATTATCTGGTTCTCCGTTAAGGTCGTAAAGCTCTGGTTCTAAAGCTCTTCCTTCAAGAATGATTGCAGGGCTTTGGACTAAAAATTCAAAAGCGTTTTGTAGGTTTATTGTTTTCATTTGTACAGTAATACTTAATGAAATACACTGTAAAAATTACACAAACGAGAAATTAAAGTCGGCAGGATGGTGTTAAATTAACTTCTTTTCTACAGTCAAGACAGCGAGTTCTATACTCATATTCGTCCTGAATCATTTCAAGAAGAGTTGCAGTTCCAAACTCATATCGAAGATGCTTTTTTTGCACTTCGTCAAGTTCTGACACAGTATCATATATAGTTGAAAGAGTTTCAAATGAACAATCTTCAAGAAGCTTACCAATCGTTTTGATAACAAATGAGTGCCACATAAGCAGATTGTCTTATAGAAGAAAAGAAAAGCAACAGTCTACTTTTTAGAGTAGATTGCACTTGGTCCTCGTCCATCCTTTTTGATCTTGCCGTCATTCGTCAGATCTCGGAGGATCGTGACCATGTAGCCAGATGAGATCTCTGTGTCGTTGATCAGAGTCTGAATTGACTTTGGTTGGTCAAGAGCCTCCAGAACGAGATCCTTCTTTGAAGGACCTTGCTTCTTTGAACCTGGTCGCTCTGTCTCAACAGCTTGAAAGTCGAATCCAGTCTCCGTAATAGGAAAGCTGACAAAAGATGTACCACCAAAGCGGTTCTTCGTAATATCAATATCTCGAAGACCATCGTCCTCCTTATTCTTCGTCATGATCAAATTACAATCGACACTATGAGGAAGAAGAGTAGACCCCTTATAGGAACCAGCCTTAGTAAAGTGCAGAATCGTTCCAATTACGACCTCATTCTCCTTTGCACACTGAATGATCTTCGTCGCAACGTACTCCTCCATCTCCCGCTTATTCAGGTTCTTCTTGGACGTCAGAGCCGGCAAGCTATCAAGAACAACAAAGTCAAACTTATGTTCAACAATCTGTTCACAAATCTCATCGATATCGGTGATATTCGCAAGAGGAACACGAGTCACTCCAAGACGCTTCGAAGTAAATCCAAGCTGCTCAATACCCTCTTCTCCGGAAATATAAGCCGTCTTCTTGCCAGTACGCTCAAGAAGTTCAAGGATCTGGATGAGCATCGAGGTCTTACCAGTACCAGGAGCAGCAGCCAGAGTAAAAGCAAATCCAGGAACAAAACCAGCTCCACCAAAGACGTTATCAAGATCAGCCTTTCCGGTTTTAAATCTGCGGTTATAAACATCAGGAATCTTAACGTCCTGAGCTCGAGTAAACTGCTTATTGATTGTATTTGTGAGGATGTTCATGTGTTGTTTGATTGTTCCTATAGTATCCGGATTCTATGCGGACAGGTCAAGGTTTATCAGAGGGGACAGCCATCGACGTGAATAAAGTCGATGTCTGTGGACACATCTCCGTTGACCAAAAGTCGATCAGCATAATCAAGAGTGGCCTCGTAGATCTCTTCTTTGGAGGGTGGTCCAGAGAACTCCAATTCAGTATCGATAAGGACACTGTAAATAACTCGAGACTGAACTTTGACCTTTACTGTGTTTTCACTTTTCATGGTGTTCATTATGCAGACACTCGTAGGACAACTCAAGCAAACCTTTTGTGTGTTGTAGTTTTCTTGTGCTGTTGCAATAAATAAGTATATGAGCAAAAAGTTTGATGTAATTTACGAGAATATCCTATGGTCGTTGAGAGAGCAAGAGAGCGACCACTCAGCTTATATTGGTTCTAATTTTTCAGACGATCTTTCCTCTCTTGTTAAAGTATTGATTGACAACGGTTACGTAAAAGGAAATGTAGAGAGTATCGTAGCTCAACTAATGCATCAACAAAATCCAATTAAAGAGCTGAATTTGGACATGCAGGACGGCGCAATTCCTCCTTTGAAGCTGAAAATAACAGGTGGAGAGAAGCCTGCTGATAGTCAAGAAGACGAAAACTTTGGTGTAACAGTTATCCCCATCGAAAAGCCACAAGAACAAAAAGAATTTAAAAATACAATGCTTGAGACTATCTTTGCAGACGTTTTAGCTTTTATCAAAACACAAACCCTGCAGAAAATAGCTCCTGAAGCTGCTGTCGAAACTCTCCTTGCTTCTTCAGGAGCTGCTGCTCAACCTGCTGGAGAGACCACTCCCGCTCCTACTGAAGGAGAGAGCGCTCTGCCTGGCGTTTAATCATGGCTGAAATTTACGAATTTCGTATACCCCATTACATCAACAAGATTTTAAGTTCTCCTGTTGGATCTATCAACAGAGGTTCTTTGTGGGTTGTTGCATTTGAAGATCCTAAAAGTATTTTGAATGCTATTAATCTGGCTTTAACATACGAAAAAAAGGAATGGCAAATAGAAAAAGCTGCGAATGCTGTTCTTGGAGAGAATTTTCAAAACAATAGTGGTTGTGTTTTTGTTCAAGCTATTGATATTCCAGGAGAGTCAGTTGTTGTTAATCCTGAGGGAAACATTATGTCTAATGCTTTTAGACGTCCTTATGTAGGTCAGGGAATTAATCAATTGCCGGAAATGCGTATGACGTTTGTCGATACCAATGTTAGTTTTGCTGATAATTTTTTAAGACCTTGGGTTGTTGCAACTGGAAATTTTGGAATGATAGCTAGAGACAGAAACGATCAGAAGAATTATAGAACAAATATACAATGTTATAAGCTTGGAGCTTACAGTCCCGATCGTCCTCCAGCTGTTACTCAAAAGATTACTTTCTTTGATGCTTGTTGTACTTCTGTAGCCAATGAGGAACTTAATTATGCTCCGATGAGTACTCCTGTAATGAGAGAAGCTCGTTTCATCTACAACTATTATAGTGTAAGTGATGCAAGCGATGGTGGAAATTTCTTCTTAAACAGTTAAGCTAATTAATGAAGTTTCAGTTGCAGGTATCCGAACAAGTTGTATCTTGTGAGGAATTAACAGTTTCTCTATATAAAGATCTTCTTAAAAGTATTTATGGAGATGAGCCTGATATTCAAGTGTTTATACAAACGGTTAGTAATATTCTTTCCTCATTAACTGATAAACCTCTTTCCTTTTTCGAGAACTTATCTGTGATGGATTTAATGTCTTGTCTTTTGCAATTAAGAATGAACTCTCTTGGAGATAGAGTTATCGTAAGTCTTAATTTAGATGATGCTAAAAGGTCTTTGGAACTAAGATTGGATTGGGTTAATGAAGAAATTTTAGATTTTAATAAAAGCAATATCAAGAATACTATAAAAGTAGGTACAATTGAAGTAGAGATAGATTCTCCTTCTCCTATCAGGCTTATTGAAAAAATTAGTGATGAATATTTATATTTTGTAAAAAGTATCAAAATAGATGATAAAATTTTAGTTATAGAAACAAATGATGAAGCGAAGAATATTACAGAAAGGCTTCCTATCAAGGTAACTTTTGCTATCATTGAACACTTTGAAAAAATTATAAAAGAAATAAAAAGCTTAAACTTTTTAAAGAGATATAAAATTACAGAACACAATCTAGGATTCATTCCTTCAAACGATTCTCTTTTATGGTTTACAAAATTAATCTTTAATGAGTCTTTGGAATCCTTTTATGACAACATCTTCTATCTAGCAAAGTTGGCTAATATTCCTCCAAGCTATACTGAGAGTTGTAGTGTAGGAGAATATTTTGTATATACTGGAACTCTACAGAGAACATTAGCTCAACAAAATAGTGAACAACAAGACTCATCTATGTTGCATAATGAGGCAACGAGCGATTTTCCTAACTAATTTAAGGTTGTCTTTTGTTCTATTAGATCTAAATATCTAAATGGATACATCTTCAAACAAAGAGTTTTACGATCTTTTAAACTCTGTAACTACTACTGAGTCTTTCAGTTTAACGCTTACAGACGGAAAGGAATATACTTTTAAACAGCTTTCTACTTCGCAATTAAAAGATCTTATCAAGACCGTTGTCGATAGCCCATTGACTCAGGCTGTATTCAATAATACTATTTCAAGAATCATGAGAGAATCTCTTGTTACAGAGGGAATTGATGCATCTCTCTTTAATGTTGTAGACAGACTTCTTTTCACATTAGAAACAAGAATTCAATCCATTTCTCCAAGAATTACTCTTTCCAAAGAAGATCTTATAGAAGAAGTTGATCTCCAAAAGGTTAAACAAAAACTTACAGAAAATATAAAGAATAATTCTACTTTATTTGCTGATGATTCTAATATTTCTAATCAGGTAGAGCTAACATTTGGTGTTCCTCTCATTAAAACAGAAACTCAACTTAATGACGAACTCTACAAGGACATTAATTTAAACATCGAAAACCAAGAGGAACTTCGTAAAATTCTTGGAGAAACCTTTATCAACGAGCTTGCAAAGAGCATTAAAGTAGTTAAAGTGCAAGATAAGGAATTAGACCTCTCTACTGTAACATTCAAGTCCCGCTTAAAAACGGTTGAGTCGCTTCCTGCTTCTCTTATCAGTAATGTAATTTCTTATATCGAAAAATATAGAAAAGTCTTGGATGACAGCTTGTTAGTTAAGGAAGATCTTTCTGTTCCCATAGACGGCTCACTCTTCTCTCTACGATAGGTTCGCAATAAGTAATTGACGATGCCTGATACATTGTCAATCGAACAGTTTACAGCGGATGTTGCTGCTCAAATTGCTTCTCAGCTAAAGATCGATACTTCTGTCTTAGTAGAAAAGCTCGTAACTTCTCTGTCTAAAAACCTTGTTGATAAAATCCTTATTAACAAGGCAGCTGTTCCTATTACTCAAGAAAAATCAAAAACGACCGAACCAAGACAAAAAGAAGTTCAGGACACAACGGTTGCTGCTCCTATAATGAGCAGAGCAGCAGAGCAGGCCATCGCAAAAATTCCTGTACTAGCATCTATTTTAGCAGAAGTTGCAAAAAACACAAAGGAAGTACAAACTAAAAAAAGCGATGATGTTAACATAACAAGCATACTTAAAAGACCACTTGACTTTTTAACAAACAAACTAAATGAAGTAGTTCAACCAGACGAACGCGAAAGAGATAAGGAACTACAGGCTGCTGAGAAACCTAAAACATTTTTACAACAAGAGGAAAAAGATCAAAAGGTTCTATTCGACGGGTTTACTGAAAACGGACTAAGACAGTTAATGGAAAAACTACCTGTTATTATTAAGACTGGTTTACATGACCTGAGTGAAAGTCTTGTTAACAGGAAAGGTGGAAAAGACGGAGGAGATGGGTATTCCCAAAGAGTTAGTCCAGGAGGTTTGTTAAAGGAATTAAAAGGACTGGGTAGTTTATTGACTGGCCTTACTGGAGTTGGAGCTTTAATATTTGGTTTAGAAACAGACGGTCCTTTTAAGGGACTTGCAAAAATTGCATCCGAGGGCCTATTGAGTATTTCAGGATGGACAAAGAGCATTAATAAATTTGCATCCGGACTCGTAAACAAACTTTTAAATTTTCCTTTTAAACTTATTAAAAGTTTTGAAAAATCTTTTGCTGGTCTTATAGGAAAAGAAGTGGGTGGTGAGGTTGTTAAAACAGGACTCGGAAAGCTCACGGGATTCACAACAACCTTTTTAGCTGGAGCAACAAAAATACTCAAAAAGGTTCCTATTGTTGGTTCTTTGATTAGTTTAGCGTTTGCGTTTTCTCGCTTCAAGCAAGGAGATATAGTTGGCGGAGGGTTGGAAATACTGTCTGGCATTGCTAGTTTGTTTCCTGGTATAGGTACTGGTATTTCGATTGCAGTTGACGGTTTAACTGCTTTTCTCGACTACAAGGCTGGTGGAACTCCTGAAGGAGGAGGTAAAGGCAAGGGAGCGATGTTAACAAACTGGGTTAAGGATTTTAGTGGATGGGCATTCAAAAAGTTTGAAGAAAATATTAGAAACATACCTGTAGTTGGACCTCTTATCAAATCTTTTGAAGAATTTAAAGCTGGTAATTGGGTAAAGGGCCTCAAACAACTAGCCTATACCTTTCCCTTATTCGACATGTTAGGAGAGATCTTAGGTGATACGGAAACGACAGGAAGTATTGAAACAACTAAAGAAGGGGCATTTAAAATTGGAGACTTCTTTAGCAATCTTACAAACGCTTTTATGTCAAAGGTTAGACAGTGGTGGAAGAGTATTTCTTCTGGATTAAGATACATTATTGAAAAGGCATTGCCTACAGGTATCGTACAAAGTCTTAATGAAGGCAAAACTATCGAAGAAACAACTCCAAAAACTGTTTATCCTAAAGGAACTGAGGCTCCACAAACAACTCCAAAAACTATTGGCTCTGTACTAACAACAACTAAGTTGTCTGATGCAACAACTCAAACGAGCGCGATAGGTGAAGAACAGAAAGAGAGTACAGAAACAAACAACGCTACAATTGCTCCTGAAGAAAGTACGTCTCCGGCTGTTACTCCAGAATCTGATAAATCTTTAGACCATCTCAGCAAGCTTGCTGCAAATTCTGACAAGACAAACGAAACTCTATCAAATCTTGTATTAGGATTTAATACTCTTGCAAAGGCTTTAGAGAAACTCGGAGTTTCTGTCGCAGAAAATCCAGGAAATACTACAAACATTTTTGGTTCAAATAAAAGTCCAGGACCCGTAGCGACAGGAAGATCATCAGAATTTGCAAAGGCTGGCGACCCAACGATTTCTCAATTCCGAAGCTTTATTGAACAAGCAAGACAACAAACATTTTAACAATATTAAGTAATATAGACGATGAGCAACGCAACCCCAACTACTGTATCTGTTGCCCCTACGAATAATATGGATTTGAAATCGCCAAGAGCTGGCTTCAAACTCAACTACCCTAAACAAGATTATAGAGGAGGTTTGGCTGGTAATTTTGATAATACTTCTGAAGCTCAAAACGTAGACATAGTGCGAAAATATCCATGGACTTCCTCAAACACAAATAGAGAGGATATTCCGTATATTCAATTGACAGAGTTTAGAAATGATGAAAGTATGCTTAAGAGACAAGCAATGTTTTATGGACAAGGAGCGTTTGATACTCTTACAGGAGTTATAGGAGGTACTTTGCCTGAAAACAATGGAGGTAGCCCAATGCAGAGAGGTCAATTAGCAGTATATGATGAAATCTGGTCGTCAGACAATCCTACGGGTTGGAGTTATACGCTTCCGTATTTTTCTAAAACTCAATACGAAATTAATACTCCTACTTGGGAAAAGGTTGATGGAATAGGACAGGCAATGTCTGATGCTGCAGGAGGAGCTGCAGACATAGCAACAAAGATAGGAGGAGAAAGATTAGCAAGTCTTATTAAAGGTACTACTGCAGCTGCAAATGCTGTAGCCGCTGGAGCTGAATTAGCTCTTAAAGGAGTATCTCCTCTCGTAGGTGTTGTTGATAGGCCAAGAATATTTACTCAACACTCGGAAAGATCTGTTACTATCCAATTTCCTTTATATAATACTTTTAATGCTCGTGATTGGAAATGGAATAAAGAATTTTATTATGTATTTGCAACACAAAACCTTTTTAACAAAAGAGATTTTGTCACAGGACTTCCTCCTGTATGGTACCGAGTGCTTGTTCCAGGACAATACTTCAGTCATGCAAGTTGTGTAACTAATTTTAATGTAGAAAATTTAGGAAACGTAAGAACGATTCAAGATGATAACGGAGTGCTCTGTGTTGTTCCAGATGCTTATCAGATTAGTATCACATTAACAGAAATGTTAATGCCAAGCGTTAATCAGTTTCAGGCTCTCATTAACGGCGATGCTAGAAGCAGAGTAACAGTAAGAACAACCTAAGGCTAATAGATAATATAAATGAAACAAAATCAAATACCAGCTCTGGACAGATTAAATTCTGATAGAATGGAAAACATTTTTAATGTTTACCAAGAAGCAGATGGTATGTATTATTATAATTTGCTTCAAACTATTTCATTTCCTCAGGATTTACCTCCTACTTTGTTTACAACATATACTGTCAAATACGGAGACACTTGGCCTTTTATTTCATTTAAGACTCTCAATACACCAAACCGTTGGTGGATGATTCTTCTCGCTAATAACATACAAAATCCTCTGGAACCTCTCGTTCCTGGAACTACTATTAAAATTCCAATTGAAGCCGTCGTAAGGGAAATTCTTTCTAAAATAGCTTAGTAATAGTATGGCTCCTCCGTTTAATTTTAATAATCCATTAGGTTTAGAAACCGTATCGAGTATTGTTAATACTCCTGAACAAACTTTTTCTCAATACAAAGCTTCGCAAACTTCATTGCCCGGGCCATTTTCCTCTGGAAAGATTTACAAACAGAAATACAATGAACTGTTTCATGATGTAGAGTTATACCTTGATAATAGTGGGGATTTTGTTGCAAACGATAATACTAAAAGATACTTTATAAATCCTTCAGCAGTAATGAATTTGACGATGTCTGATACCGTTAATGATTGGATTGTCGATGGAACAATTACGATCATGTATCTTCCAGAAGATGCTGATCCAAAGCAATTAAAAACTTTAGGAACAGATAGTAAAACAAGAACCGGTGCTGAAGAAAACGCTGAAACTCTTAGGAGCTATCAGTTTCGTACAGACGGGTTTGACTTGCTGAGAGTAATGGTTGTACCAAAAACTGACTATAAATCTGGTGTACAAATTCCAGAAAACGATCCATTCTGGTATCTGTCTTATTTATTTTCTATATATAATGTTGAGGACGTTACAGGAAAAGTTCCAGGAATGGATGGAAACCTCTCTAGTTATATGAAATGCGTTAAGATGTATTTCAGAGATGTTAGATATCAAATTCTAAAAACCTCTAATATAGAATACTCCACAGCTCTTAGTCCAAACGCAATTGTAGATTCTACACTAGCTAATGGAGACATTGGCACAGGTACAGGTAGAGTTTTATACACCGGAGATGCAATTAAAGAAGTGTTTCAAAAAGCATTTAGTGTTGCCTTGGATAACAAGGGCAGTGACAAGCTTGACTTGTTTGGAACGGGATTTGATTGGGATAAAGGAGCTGGCAAAGTATTTTATACTTCCCCTGCTAATTGGCATGCCGATGATGACATTCAGTATTTATTTTCCCATCATGTCAGTAGTGCTAAAAAATTATCCACTGGAGCCAACGACCTTTGTTTAATGCATACAAACAGAGCAACTACTAAAGAACATCTTGAGCCAATTTGTATTACTCCCGTTTCAGACTTCTTTGAAAAAGCTGGTAAAGATGCACAATCTCCTGGTGCATTGCAACTCGAACACTTTTTTGTTACTAATCTCACAAAAGAGAATGCTCCAACAAGAAACTTCAGAGCTCCTATAACCTCAGACATCAACAGTAAAACGGATTTAAAAACAGCGAAGTACGGACAGATATTAAATTATAACTTTGTAGATATGTCTGCAGATATTAATAGTTCTTTATTCAAAAGTACTCCCGTGTATTCTGTAGATATTGGTAAAAGAACTTTCAACATGGAGTTCAAAAACAACAATGTTGAAACAGCTCGAACAGCTATTGCAAATACATACATCAAAGAACTTTACAAAAAAGGTTCAGGAGAAAGTTTATTTCTTCCTATTATACACAAATCAAAAAAGAACGTAAACGTATTTCCAACATTTTCTCTTAACGGAGATAATGAAATAGTGAGACAAAGGAATGGTATATTAGATCTTATATACACAGGCCTTTTCCAGAATGCTTGTATATGCTTTAAAACTTTTGGTCTTACTCTGAGAAAGAGTGGAACGTTTATTGGTATAGATAGAGCTGATGGATGTGAAAATACTGATTTTAGTAACAAATTATATGGTCAATGGTTTGTTGTAAAGGTCGATCACGTGTTTGAAGCAGGAGCATATATGAATATAATATACGCTGTAAAAATTCACAGACACGAAAAGGCTAATGCTGCATTTGGAGAAATGCTCTAATTTAAGATCTGAGAAAGCTTAAGTAATGCTGTAAAGCAATTTATCTCTTTATCAACGATCATACAATCAAGCTCCAAACCCTTGGAGACAGATAATAGAGCGTTTGTTTTACAATCGTGAGAAAGATCACTCCTAAATACTATCTCAAACATCTCTTTGAGAAGGTGTCGATAATCATTAGAAAATTCCTTTTCGTTTTCAATGATCTCTTTTCTTATTGCCATAAGATCTTTTCTTTCTCTGATTTTATTAAAGATGTTATTAACAAATTCTGTAGATACTTCATCTCTAATCTGAAGAATTCCCGAAACACTGTACTTCTGAATGTCGTTAATGATGCGACGCAGATCGGGTAGGTTTTTACGAATATGTTCAAGCAACAATGGCTTTTGATCTTGAGGTATTGTTACTTCTTCTTTTTTAAGAATTTCGACAACCCTTTGAACAACCCCCTCGACAGGAGGAAGAAGATTCACAATCGTGCATCGCGACTGAATTGGAGCGATTACTTTGAATAGATAGTTGCACGTCAAAATGAAACGACTCGAACCTGAGTATTCCTCCATTACGTTTCTTAAAGCTTTCATTGCTTCTCCGCTAAGTCCATCAAACTCATCTAAAAGAATAATTTTGGTTTTGCCATCAAACGATTTGGTTTTTGCAAATCCCATAATTTTGCCTCTAATTGTATCGATACCATTTTCGTCAGAGGCATTGATATACAAGTAGTCTGGGTTTCCTAATACGTCATTAATAATAATCTTTGCTAGAGATGTTTTACCAACACCAGGAGTTCCTGCAAAAAGCAAATGAGGAATATCTTGTTTGGACCTAAGGGATTCAAAAAACTCTCTATCTTCTTTAGAAAGAACAATATCCTCTAGTGTCGTAGGTCTAAATTTTTCGACCCATAACCCAGTAAAGGGATTATTATCAGACATACTTCTTATCGTGATCAGACTTAAGTCCATAAGACCCATTATACTCGTGCAGCGATTCGGAATCAAATGAAAGATACTGAGCAACTCTTGTACCTTTCTTTACTCGCATTGGTCCAACGTTAACATGCATACATCCAGCCATAACTCCATTATATCCAGCATCATAGAGTCCACTGGTAATAAAAACTCCATTTCGGTTAAGAGTACTCCTTGTGATAGTCCAACCAGCTTCATCTTTTCCTACCTTAATAATGTTTTCCATCACAACTTCGTAACTTCCTACTTCAAGATTAAAAAAGCCATTATCGTCAGGAAAAATTTCTTCTGAACCTCTATGCTTTTTGGTCTCATTTGTAATCTCAAAGAGATTTGGAAGAATACGAAATATTTTATCCAAACGAAGGTCTACAGCGTTTGGCTGACAATCTCCTTCCTGAACATTAGTAAGAGTACTCCTTGATTCTGAACCTAAAATGTGCTTCATGTTAAAACTCTCTCCCTTTATCCTCATTAATCAACTGACGAATATTAGGATCTGAGCTGACGTGTTCTCTTACTTGACCAGCCAGAATAGCGTTTTGCTGAAGCCATGAAATAAGAGCTGCTTCTTTTTCTTGGGATACTATGAAAGTCCCTTCGCGGGTGTGTATAACAATTGACATAATTCCTATCTTACTGTAATTTGTTTCACTTTCAACCAAAAATCCTTAAATACTTCTATGTTGAAGAAGAAGGACTTTGAGTTAATTGCCGAGGCTTATGAGTTAGTTTGTTTAAATGAAAGAGTGTATCAGCTTTCTAACACTGAACAGGAAGATGTTCTTAAAGCTGTTAAAAACTATATGAATATTTTCGATCCAAAGAGGCTCAAAATGCCAATTGTAAAGATTATCTCACTAGGACCTGAAAAAGTATATGCAAAGTTTATCAACGATAAAGGATTTATTGCAGTGGGGAATATAAAGTTCCACGATGAAAGATTAGACGAAGAGAGGGAGTTACCTGTATATGTTGGTTTTGATAAAGAATCAAAGGACAAAGGTACATACATATATCAGACAGATAAAGAAGGAAATAAGATAGCTGAATATATTCTTCTTCACTATTACAAGCTAAAGTATGATAGTGATGTTATTGAAGATGCTATTGTTCACGAGCTTTTCCATGCTAAACAACCTTATAAGTTCGTAGGTAAGCATTATGAAAGAAGTAAGCTTGATTATTACACTGATCCTGTAGAAGTTCATAATTACGTTTCAAACATCGTTAAAACTATCGAGAACGCATATTTACAAAGCGAAGATCCTTCTAGTATTTTAAAGTTTCTTGAAGTTTTCGCTAGAGAAGGAAAGCTTCCTAACCTTCCTGAAAGCGACATTATTAAAAAGATAGGCAAAGATGAGTTTGTGAATTATCTGTATCATAATAGAAACAATCCAAAAGTAGCAAAAGAACACAAGAAACTTGTGTCAAAGCTCCACTGGTTGTATAATACCTTAAAAGATTACGAAAATAGATAAGTAAAAGATATGATCAAAAAGAAGGACTACGAACTCATTGCTGAAGCGTATGCTCGCATTGGAACCATTAACGAATGCTGGGAGAAGATGTCTGCTCCACAGAAGGCTAAAGTTGAAGAGATTCTCAAGAAAACAAATGGTTATAAGCTTGGGGATAATGCTTGGAATGATTCCAAAAAGACCGTAACTCTTACTAATGAACTTAACGGAAGTGAGACAGGCGGTGAGGTTGAAAGAGACATCGAAGTCGATGAAAAGGGAGAGCAAGTTGCTTACGTTCATAGCGGTCCTCACAACGAATCTATTGAATCTCAAGCAACCTTCGATCCTGACCAAAAGGCCCGTGAATTTATTGACATGGCTCGTAAGGATCCAACCAATCACAAAGCTCATGGAAGTTTAGCAGCCTGCTGGTATTGCAAGGGTGGCAAAGATGGAATTGTTCCTTCCAATCCTCATGTTACTGGGTCCCCTGCTGCAAAGGATTGGGCTGAAGGATTTAACGAAATCTTAAAAATGGATGACGAAGCTGGCAAGAAAGAAGTTCAAGCCGGCAAAGTCCACACAACACCTGCTGCCTCTGCTCCAGGACACAACGTTATAACAAACGCTGTCAAAGAATCCACTGAAGCTCTTGAAGAAAAGAAGATGGCTTGTGGCAAGGGTTGTGTATGTGAAGAGTGTCCCAAATGCATGCCTAAGAAAAAGACTCTTAAGAAGGCTCTCGAAGAAGCTTATGAAGCAGTTATCGAAGAAGCTAAGAAAAAGAAGCACGTCTTTACAAAAGTAGAAAAGGCTGCTGAAGAAGCTGGATATTCTAAGAAAGCTGCTGAAAAAATCGCTGGAGCAGCAAAAGCCAAAGCCACAAAGAAATAACATTTATGAAAATAGACAAAGACTTAGATTTAATTGCTGAAGCTTATAAGAAAGTTCTTAACGAAGAAGAACGTCCTCCTGCTTTAGAAAGAGATGAAGAAACCTATGGAGAAGAAAAGCCCGAAGTAGGTATTAGCGACGAAGATGCAGCTCCTTATGAAGAGGCAAAAGAAGAACTTTTATACGTAGGAAATAAAATTGTTCATTGCTTGTATAATTCTCCTACAAACGCGTGTGAAGAGGCAGACGTTCAAGAAGATTCTAGTTCAGCAGAAAAGTGCATTATCCATGTTGTTTGTGAAGGTAAAGGATATACACTAACGCTCGAACAAGCTAAGTGGTAATTCTAATAGCTTAAAAGCCAATCCTTTTACAGCAAAAAACGGTATGGAATTCGACAGACTCTTCGAAAAGGTTATAGCAAACGAAACAGAAGCTGAGAAAGCTTTTGATGAGTTTCTTGTAAAGAGAGCTGCAGGTGCTGCAAAACTTGCCAAAAGCGCCTATGAAAAAGGAGGATACAGTCTCTTAACAGCTATCCATTTTGCTGCAAAAGAAAAACCTTACGCTGAGTCTGAAAGATGGGCTGAGAAAGAGGGTAAGGAAGAACACTTCAAAGCCAAGGCTAAAGAAGTATACGAAAAGCTAAAAGATTTAGATTCGATGTCACAAAGACAGTTTCAAGCTCTCATGGGTGAACTTGAAGTTTGGGGAGAAGTTTACATTAGAGCAATCAAGCCAAATAGCATTAAACTCCCTTAGTTGTTGACTTGTCCTTATATCCATACTAGGATATATGAATGCTAAACAAATACATGCTTGCTCGCGTATTAGTAAAATTCTTTTATAAAAAGAGTTACGCAAAAACGTTTCTTTTAGAAGACATTAACGACGAAGAGTATCGGGAGTATATTAGTAAATTTATGAATAGGACTTGGGACACATGAGAACATACATGGCTCATAAATACAAACCGAAGGTTGTTTTCTCTTCCGGATTTGTTGTAGAACGTTGGACAGGAAAAGCATGGTATCCTTCTCTTTGTTCCCCATATAAAACAATGGCTGAAGTACGCAAACATTTATCAGACTATTGGTGGCATTACACCGATGAAAATTCATATCGCATCAAAGACTACAAACCAAAGGTCCAAAAGTATGTTCCAAAGTATAAAAAATCAAATTGGAACACAGATGATGAAATGGTAGTTTGCTATGGACAATAATTACGGCCAATTTGGGGAAGAAAGGGAAAGGTTTTTTTCGGACACGTACGCTCCCTTGGACACCCCTGCTGGTTGGAATAAGTGGTATCAAGAGTATAGAAGATATATTTTAAAACTTCCAAAAGAACCTAAACCTAAATATAAAAAATTTACCAAACGATGAAAACACTACTAACAATGATTGCAGCGCTGGGACTAACCTCTTGTGCTTATTACCAAGATGGCTCAGCAAATAATTCAGTAAACATAACCCCTCAATATAACTACGGTGGTTACGGATATGGTTATGGGGGTTATGGATACGGAGGATATTATCCAGCATACGGAGGATATTATCCGGCTTATGGAGGATATTATGGTTGGGGCGGTGGATGGGGTTGGGGAAGATGTGGATGGTAGTAATATGAAAGAGTTTTTAAAGCAATTTTCAGGAGCAGCTATGGTGATATCTTTTATGCTTTGTTATCTTCCTCAAATTTATAAGATTATCAAAACTAAAAGTGCTTCAGATGTATCGGTGTTAATGATCTTTCTTGGTATATCAGGATATGTGTTTGGACTAATTTATATGATGTCCACGTCTTTTGGAATTTGGTGGTTTTTAAATTATACTTCTGGGCTTGTCACGTCCGCTTTTTTATTGTACTATTGGTACAGACATAAAGATGAAAAACCTAGACATAGAAAAAATTGGAACAGATTTAGTTATCGCTTACGAAAAGGCACAAGGTCGCGAACCTTTTAGACCAAAGTATAAAGGGTGTGGTTGGACAACGATTAATACGAATCGCTCTTGTTTCGATTATCAGTAGCCCATAAAGGCTGCAAATTTGAAATATGATTCATTAAATGAAGTTCTTCTTGTTTGAAGTCTGCTACAGGTCTAATGTGATCGATGTGCCAGCCGTGTGTTCCATGATTTTCCCACGTCATACCTTCCTCAAACAAGCTCTCAATATGAGCCTTCGCTTTTTCCCAACTACATCCCAAAAGTACTAATGTGTTAGTAGGCTTTTTTTGTTTAATTCGTCTGAACGAACTATTAACACTTTGGCGCAATTTTGTTTTAGCCGCAAATAAAGGATCTTCTTTTAACTTCCTCTTACGCCATGCTAAATTTGATCGATTATTAGAATCTCTATAACGAGCATAAAGTTCTTTATTCTTTTTGTTCAATTCTTCTTTAGGCGTGTTTTTTCTTTTTTCCTTACGTCTTTCGTAGACACTTTCTTTATTCTTTTTGTACCAGTCTGCATTAGCTTTATTCGAACGCTCTTTGTTTTTCTCGTGCCAAGCAGAGCTCCACTCATTGTGCCTTTCTTTGTTTGCTAGGCGCCATTTTTTGTTATATTCTTTTCGTGAAAACGTAGTTTGATTATTGTTATTCATAGACATAAATATTTATGCTCTAGGAGCTCAAAATTTAGTTATTCATAGACAGAATACTGTTGAGCTCTTAGAGTTTTTTTGTTGCAAGGTTTAGACTTTGTGTTATTATTTCTTTGGGATGAAAAATTTAGACATTGAACGTATAGGAACCGAAATAGTAAAACAATATGAGGAATCTCAAGGAAGATTTCCGTTTCGCCAGAAATATAAAGGGTGTGGGTGGGATTTGAATTTTGGAAACAACAAAGAGACTCGTTATATCGAAATTAAAACAACTAGGTCCAAGAAGTTGACTGGCCGTTGGTTGGAAAAAGCTGGTTACAACCAACTACGAATTAATCCAGACTTCTATGTTTATGGTGTAACGGATATCAAAGACGATGGAACAGGTACGTTGACGATTTATACCGCTGCTGACATAACAATCGAAGAAGACATCAAATACGTTTTAAAATTTAAAAATAGTAGAATAACCGAAAATAAACTATAAAATATTAATACATGGACAAATACGTTATTTTTCATATTGATGGTGGCTGTGGCAAGAACATTGTTGCTACCTCTGTTATTAAGTCAATTAAAGCTTCTCACCCTGATCGTAAGCTGATTGTTGTGACAGCTTATCCGGAAGTCTTTATTCACAACCCAAACATTCATAGAGTATATAAGTTCGGCAATATTCCTTATTTCTATGATGATTATATTGATAAGAAGGATTCTATAGTTTTGAGAATGGAACCTTATCATTCTGGAGATCTTTTATATAAACGTAAATCATTGGCAGAGATTTGGTGTGATGTTCTCAATATTCCATGTATTGATAAGGAACCGGAGATATTTCTAACCGAACGAGAGTTAATCTTCGCTAAAAATAAGCTACAGAAAGAAGGTCCAATTCTTGTAGTTCAGTCATCAGGTGGAGCTGAACAACAAGGACATCCTTATTCATGGTCTCGAGATCTACCACCTACATTTGCTCAAGATGTTGTAAATGAAGTTAAAGATAATTTTAATAAGGTTCTTCATATTCGTAGAGATAACCAGCCAGCTATTGAAGGAACAACTCAGGTATCAGATAATTTTAGAAATTTATTTTGCTATATTGCTCTCTCTGATAAGTTCCTCACTATTGATTCGTTTATGCAACATGCATGTGCTGCATTTAAGAAGAAAGCTACTGTAGGTTGGATTTCTAATTCTCCAGTTGTCTTTGGACATAAATTACATGACAATATTCAAGCAACAGGTGTTGAGTCGTTTAGACATAGAATTGATAGCTATCTAGAATCAGATGATTGGACTGGTGGTAGATTTCATGAATGCCCATACGATAATATTCAAGACATGTTCAATAAGGAGCAATTTGTAGAATCTATTTTAGGTACTAAAGGCGGAGATAATTTATTTGAAATCGCTAAGCAGCCAATTATTACATTTTAAATGAAAAATATCTTTTTTAATTCATCAATGCCAAGAAGTATGAGTACACTTATGCAGTGTATTCTTAATCAGAATCCAGAAATTCATGCTACTCAAACTGATCCAGTTCTAGAGTATCTTTATGGTGCTAGAATGAACTTTACTAATACCCCAGAGGTTAAAGCTATGGATTCGGATTTAGCTTTGAAGACTTGGAGAGGCTTTTGTCTTGGTGGGTTAAAGGGGTATGCAGATACCTATACAGATAAACCTAGTCTCTGTATTAAGACTAGAGGTGGAACAATTCATTATAAGTGGTTTGAATCATTTATGCCTTATAAGCCAAAGATGATTTGTATGGTAAGAAACCTTAAGAGTGTCTTTTCATCGATGGAAAAACTCTATAGAGCAAATCAAGAACATCATCAAGAGATTCAAAACCATGCTGAAATGAAAGGAACGAGTACAGCTAAGAGAATTGATTCCTGGGTTGCTGGTCCTCCTGTTGGTTTAGCTTTAGAGAGATTGCAGCAATGCTTTCTTGAAGGGATTAATAAGGATATCCTCTATATTAGAGCAGAGGATCTATCTAGCTATCCAGATAGAGAAATGAATAAGGTTTATGATTATCTAGGACTAGAGCCATTTAAGCATGACTTTGATAATGTTGAACAGACAATTAAAGAAGATGATTCTGTCTATGGTTTAACTAATGATCTTCATACTATCAAAAGAAAGGTTCAACCTTTAACTCCTGATTATAATACAATTTTAGGAAAGCAAATTTGTGATTGGATTGATAACCAATTTGCTTGGTACCAGCAAGGATTTGGTTATACGAAGTAAATTTCAATATTAGACAGGTAATTCTTCGTTTGGAACACTCTCTGGGTTAAAATATATTAACCCGTTATCAATTATATATTGATCACACTCTTCTTTTGTACCAACAAAAAGGTTTTCCTGAGTTGAAGTAATTCCAATAGATTCAAATAATGTAATAACATTTTTATTGTTATCAAATATTAAATGCCATAGACCATTCTGTTCTTCTGTACTAAATGACCAATTGTATATATCTCTTTGTGTAAGCATATTATGAAATTACTGATAGGGTTGATGTTGTTGAATTATATGATGCTGTTCTACCAGTGGCATTTATTAGCGAAACAGCAGGATAAGAATTAATAGTTCTTCCAGGGAGTAAAATAAATGAATCTCCAATCGATGGCGGTGTTGTAAAATAGACTGTTAATGTTGTAGGTAGAAAATCAACATAATTTACCTTATTAGAAGGATTAGATGATAATGCATGAACTCTTAATATACCACCAGATATAGCTGTAAAGCCTGTGTACCTTGGACCAATATTTAAAGCAGGGATACCAGAAAGAGTTAATGTACTAAATTGATTTGTTTTAATTAAATTAATATTACCAGAAATACTTCCATTGTATATTGAGTTTGTGGCATTTCGAGGATTGATTGTTAAATTAGCAAACGTTGAAGAATTATTGAATATATTATTACCCGTCCCTCCGTTGTTCATACTTCTAAAGATTTGATCATATCCATTTAAATTAATGGTTTCCGTACCACCAAAAGTTATATTATCATCATTGATTGCAAATGGAACATCACATCTAATATTACTGCCAATATTTCTTATGGTTTGAAACCTATTCCCACTAACAGCTATAATTGCTGTTGTCACGCCTATAAACCCAAAATTAACAGCTGTACTATTAAAAATTACAGGAGAGTTACTTAAAATAACAGTTGTATTAGTACCTCCATTAATATTTACAAGAACTGATCCCCAAGTTGGTGTTCCTGAAATACCACCATTAAATGTTAAAGTAATGGATGGAGCACCGAGAGTAAACTGAACATTTTGATTAGGTATACCTGAATTAGTAACAAAGGTAATCGGACCATTAAATGTTGTAGACTTTCCTACATAGATTAATGACAGAGTGCCGCCGCCACCAGCAACATAAGACGAATAAATTGGATTGTTGATAACAACTGTTGCTGGTGCAGCAGTTGGTTGTACTAGAATAGGCCACTGCGCTGTTGTTTGTAAATAAACACTTCCAGTTCCAAATGGGTTGCTATTAAAAACGCTCACAAAACCATTATTAATAAATGTATTTCCTGTATAAGAATTATTACCACTTAGTGTTAAAGAGGATGAACCAGTTTTTGTTAAATTACCAGTACCACTTATATTTCTATTAAGAAACATCGGAGCACTATTACAATTTATATTTCCAGCACTAGAACCTAAAACTATATCATTATTAATTTGTTGAGTATTACTAGAATTGTTTGTAATATCACCGGCGTTTAAAATAAATCTATTTCCAGATATTGCAAAGGCTCCAGCACCTGCATTAAATGCAACTCCGTTTAAATTAGTATCAACTGCTAAATCATTAAAAGGCGTTAATCTTGTTGTACCTGCAAATTGTAATATATCAAAATTTATAGGTGTTCTTAAATTCCAGTTAGTAGTTGTACTCCAATTATTATTAATACCTAAACCACTCCAAACAAGAGTATTAGTTATTATATTTGTTGTTATATAAAGCCCCCCCTGAACCTTCATACTCCCTTGTATTTTTAATGTATTAGGCATATTCTTATATATTTATTATGCAATTGCAGAACGTACAATAGCAAATTGTAATACAGGAGCTTCTGATGGTGAATTAGAAGCTGAATTGTTTCTAATAGTAATAGTTGCTGATCCCGTATTCGGTGTTGCTGTGATGTTATATAAACCTAATGTACCACCACTTACATGTTGAACAAGTATTAAATCTGTAGATGTTACAAAGCTATTAGTTAATGTAAAAGAGGTAGATGTATTAGCATTTAGTGTAGCAGTAACAAGAGTTATACGTCCAGTAGGTGTATTAGCAATAACTGTAGAAGTTCTACTTCCACTTTGCGCTACACTAGATCCTGCTCCCTGTCTATAACCTAAACCCGATAACGCAAGTATACTATTTGTGTATACGCCGTTCTGGTAATTAAACGTTAATGTATTATTTCCATTACCTACTAAACTAGAACCATCTGTAAATACAGTTTCTTCTGATTGTCCAAAAATATTATTAGCAGAAATTGACGATGTGCTTACAATACCCTGCGAACTTAAATTATTAACATAGGTAAAGTTAGCTTGTGATGCACTTAATCTTGTACCTAATATAAAAGTATTAGCAAAACCTCTTGTATCATTAGCAGAACCACCAGCTACAAAAGAAAAACTTCCTGATGCTCTATTTAAACCACCACCAGTAACATTAGAATAATTGCCCGAAGCTGTATTACATCTTCCACCAGCTACATTGGAACTAGATGCTGAAGCAGTATTAGTAAAGCCTCCAGCTACGTTAGAACAATTTCCAGAAGCAATATTACTACGTCCACCTGCAATATTTGAATAACTCCCTGAAGCTGTATTACATCTTCCACCTGCTACATTGGAATAACTTCCAGAAGTAGTATTATAGCGACCACCAGCTATAGTTGTACGACATCCAGAAGCACAATTTTGACCACCACCAGCTATATTGGAAGAACAACAAGCAGTATTATCATTACCACCTGTTACAATACCGTCAGTATGAGAAGTATTAAAAAACCCAGTTGCAATACTAAAATCCCCAATAGCACAATTGCCAATACCACCACCTACATGTGAACCATATCCAGAAGCAGTATTGGAAGCACCACCAGTTATATTAGAACCCCAACCAGAAGCACAATTATTCTTACCTCCAAGAATTGATGAACAATCCCCAGAAGCTAT